CCATTGTCACCAATAACAAGAGTTGATTTACTCCTGTTTAGTTGTACTTCGGTCCAAGCATTACCAGTCGATAATATATTTTTATATCGAACTCTCTCAAACAAAATCATAAATCAATCGCCTCTTTATACAGATCATCTAAAACTCTTTCAACTTTAGACTTATCACCAGTAAACTCTAGGTTCTGAACATACTGCTTCAGAATGGTTAGAGTATCTTGCGCCTCATCAACCAACTCGCTTTCATCTATAACATCAAGGTTCATGTGATCTTCTACGACTTTGATGTCGCATGGAGCAGATGCTTGAAGCCTATCTAAGAATAGGTCAAAGATGTAAGGATTACTTTTATTAGATACTATAACTTTAATAAAGGTGTTTGTCAAGTTAGTAGTGTCGAGATGGGCAACATCTTCTATAGTCATGTCTGTATCATTGTATACAATCTTATGGAACAGACTGAACGGGTTACGAACATATTCCATTGTGCGAGATTCGGTATCAAACACACTAAAGCCACGCTTCTGGTCATGATCCGACCAAGTCATTTCGTACTGTGCGCCTAGATATGAGATATTACCTATTGATGATGGCTGGTGGAAGTGACCAGAATAAACTGAGTCGAACTTAGCAAACGTGTTGCGGTCCATACCATGATCACATAGATGACCTTTATCCATCTCATAGCCAGTGATCTCAAAGTGTCCCATAAGAATTTGCGCTTTGGTGTCAGCCATAGCTTTCATAGACACATCATAGTTCTCTGCACATAGCCATGGAGCAAGCATAATCTTACAACCGTCCATGTCCAACTCTACTGGTTTTTCCCAATATAGATGTAAGTTCTGATGACTTGTATTACCGTACAATTGGTTAAGACTATTTACATCATTAGTGTTCTTGAAGTAAGTGTCATGATTCCCGGCTATCATATACAGTTCAATGCCTTCGTCTGCACAGACTTTCATGAAGTGATCTTCAAGATTTTTAGCTGTAACGAAGTTGATATATTTACGTCTGTCTGTAACATCTCCCAAGTGAAATACTGTAGTTATCCCATTCTCACGTAGGTGTGGGAAGAATACTTCACGGTAAAACTTTATCTGATGATCAGCAATGGCAGTGTTATCATTACGTGCGCCCCAATGCGTATCGTTCAGGATTGCAATCTTCATGCTCTAGTCCTCTTTTTTAGGATCTTCGTCAATAAACTTCTCTAGACCCTTCTTGGCTTTCACTTGTTGCTTCTTCTTGTCTTCCATCTTCTTCTCATACGTCCTAACGAAGTCATTCATGTAGTCGTTATTGAGATCGATGTAAGCTGGTTCACCAGAAGCATCGTCTGCACCATCAGTAGCAGTACCCGTCATAACAGAGTTCTCTGTGACTTTATGCTTGATGTAGAGTTGCTTCTTCTCTTTATCGATACGTCTTAAGAAAGCGTACCAGATAATCTGTGTAAAGTATGCAAATGGATTGTGTGATTTCTCTGGATCAAAATTACCTAGTGCTTGAATAGCATTCTCTAGACCATCACTAATCATCTCATCTTTGTATGAGTAGCCAGAAAAGTTTGGCTTAGATGCTAGTCTGGTGGATATCTGGTAGATACAGTGACCAATATAGTTTGGAATCTGTGGTCTTTTATCACCTGAGTCCTCTGCTTCGTTGCACAATTTCTTGTACGCTACGATAGCTTCCAGAAACTCTGGGTTGTTTACGTAATTTCGTGTCGCTCGTTTAGCCATCAATCACCTCACCTTTTATAACTTATTTACTATAGTATATACAAAAACGTACCGTTTGTCAAGACATTATTAATTTATATTTTATTGAAATAGTACTAGAAAAGACTTGACATGGCTGTGGAATCGTGTATAATAGAGCTATGCTCTCAGCAATAGAACTAATGTTTAACACTAGACTTAGATTCAATTAACGCTGTGAACACATCTTCTATCGTAGCATCATCATCAGCTAGATTGTCTTCTAGGTTGTAATTATCTTCAGACTGGAGATCATGTAGTCTCGCAACAAACGTGTCATAGTACTCTGTAGCTTTCTCATTTGCTTTTCCTAAGAACAGGACGTCCTTCTTTTTAAGAGAAACTGAGTTCTCTTCCGATAGTAACATCCAACTCTTAGCAAAGAATCCGTGTACTGGGTGAATTCGTACTTGTACAGGGTTCTCGATACTAATCTGATCATCGTCTTCTGATATAGAATTAGCTATCAAGTCTTCACCGTTACTCATTTTGATATGAATCAACATAATTTATCCTTTAATACTAACATTATATATACGATACTCAAACCCCTCATCATTGTATATCTTAACTCTTTCAATGAAGTGCTTGACTGCAAAGTTCTTGTTTGACTTCCATTGTAGATCATCTACTATGTCGTAAAGCGTAGCTTTACTATTATTATTACTCTTCCGAAGTACTCTACCTATTGACTGCAAGTTTCTTATTTTGGACTTAGACGGACTAGCAAATATAATATTATCCAAACGCTTAATGTTAACACCAGTACTAAAGGTACCATAACTAGCGAGAATGATATTATCATCATTAGTCTCAGCGAGTCTCCTAACTTCTTCACGGTCCTCTGCACTGATTCCCCCATAGATGAAATGAACATGCTTGCCTTCTTTCTCAAGCATAGGTAATAGGACTTTACCGTGCTTTTCAACGAACTGAAACAGGATAAGAGTATTACCATGCAGAGAGTGAGCAAGATTACGAATATATTTGTTTCTCGATTCATTAGTAACTATCCAGTCGATTTCTTCTTGATAGGTCTTACCTTTATTCAGCTTTCTAACTGCGTCTGGATACTGTAGAGTGATCGCTGTAATTCCAAACTCTGCGAGTGTGTTATCTTCTATCAGCTTCTTTGTAGTGGTTACTTCATACACTGCACCAAACAAACCTTCAAGCACCAACTTATGCGTCTGTGATCCGTCAAGTGTTCCTGTAAATCCATAGCGATACTTACAATCAATCATTTTCTCTAATACAGATATCAAAGACTTAGCTTTAAATAGGTGAGCCTCATCTCCTACGACCACATCGAATTTCTCATACCAATCTTTCTTTAACTTGTAAATAGATTGCCATGTTGTGATAGTGATCTCAGCGTCAACGTTCTTATCAATGCCGCCTCTGATCTTATGTATATCTAATGGATTACCGTTATTATATTCGATGAAATCAGAAGCCATTTGCTCTACAAGTGATGTCGTAGGTACGACAATGATAGTCTTTCTACCCTGTGCCATATGAAAACGTGTTAACATGTAGATGATAAAGGATTTACCAGATGCGGTTGGTGACAGCATCAACGCCCTATCTCGTTTAAGTGCGTGTACTACAGCTTCGTTCTGGTACTCTCTAGGCACAAAAGTCGATTCAAACTCTTTAGCTAACTGCATTCCTGAGTCATCGGGCACATCATTTATCTCATACGTACCAGGGCTAACCTCTACAGGATAATCTCGCATGTTACAGAACTTTAGAATACGTGGAACGAGACCAGCATATATCATGCCTGTCATAGCATTAAACAATCTTATCTTGCCATCCCAAACTTTGTTACGTACAGAAGGTATGAACTTAGCACCTGGTACTTCAAACTCGAAGTGCCCAGATAGCTCCATCTTAATGCCTGGTTCACAGCTTACTCTAACGTAAACATCGTTTACTCGTTCTATTAATACATTATCCATTAGCCACCAACTCTAAATCTCTCCCAGTCTATAATGCTCTTTATTTGAAAGCCTCTGTTACCTATCATCTTAATGATAGCTTCTAAGTATTCCACTTTTTGTTCTTGTTCACCGATACGCAACCCAGCCTCGATCAGATCATTGTCTGCTTCGATGTATGTTGGTATGTCTTGTCTCAGAATTTTAAGGGGTTGAGGTTCCCAGCCATACTGCTTCAGCTCGGATACATCTAGGTCACCCTTGTAGTATTCCATCTTGAGCATCTTTAGCTTTTTGTATTCCGCTTTCATCTTACGTAGGAAATGACCTTCTCCCATATAAAATTTGAAATACTTATTGTGCAGTTTTGGTGTGTTCGAGGCTTCGCTCGATATGTTGATTGCATTGATTGGACCATCTTTGTCCCATTCTGCAATAATATTCTCTAGTTTCATTCATCTCTCCATAATTTAAGTATCGTTCTGCGATCATATCACAGGTAGTTAGTATTGTCAACTCATCATATTATCTTTATAGAATAATCACTGTATTTAAAAGTTATATCAAAATTTGGTGGTGTAACATCCGCATCAGTAGTATTTAGCTGTATGCTACCAACGGCTACTGGAAACATATCTTTAAAGACTATCTCTATATTCGGATTCTTGTTACTATCTAATACGATCAAAGTACCATCAGACGTTACGCCTGAACCTTCAGGATTGAGTCGTGAAGATGATGCTACTTGTGGCGAGTTAAGTGCCGCATATCCTGTAAAGCTTTCAGGTCTAGTAATAGCTTCTAGCCAGCTCAAGGACTCTTTAAACGATAGCATATTTTCGTCTGCTATAATCTGTAGTGTAAGGTCTTCATAGACTAGCGTATCACCTGGTGTATAGATCGACTTAAATGGAGTCATTCTTTCTGCGTATCCAGAGTTAACTCCAGGAATGTTTACCTGCTGTACGTAAAATTCAACATTCGGCAATCTATTGATTACGAATTTGAACTCGACTGATGATAGAAAGTTATTTGTAGCCATGTTCTTCTCCCACGTTTATTCTATTATTTATATACAAAAAAAAGAGCAAAAAAAAGAGGCTCCGAAGAGCCTCTTAAAGTCAGGTTGGGTTGACCCCAATCTTATTTTTATAGCAAGTTAGTAACTGCTGTACGACGGTAGTAAACGTTATCGTTGGCAGTAAGTGCGCCTGAGCGAACTGTAGCACCACCAGCGAATGGGTTAGCAACCATGCCGTAACGAGTCTTGAATCCAAGCTTAGATTGGAAGCTATTCTCGCCAACTGCACGAACCATTTGTAATGGCACGTATGGGCAATAGAAGAGACCAGCATCGAATGTGCTAGAACCTTTATAACCAACTACCATGTAGTTAGCACCGGCGTATGGATCGATATACACTTTGAAGCGACCGTTCAGAACACCAGCAAACGTGTTGCCTGTGTCATCTGGGCTCAAGTTGTTGCTATTCAAAGCAGGAGCATAGTCAAGAACGCCTGCCATTTGAAGTGCAGATGCAACATCAGATGAACATACGATCAAGTTACCTTTGCCTCGACGGGTGTCTTTAGCAATTTGGTTAGCTTCTTTTTCG